TTTCTCCTTTTGTGGTAAATTCCTCAGTTTTGTCCTCTGGACTTTGGGAATCTGAACTATTGAAAGAGAATAACCCTTTGAACTGCTTGAGGATGTTTTCTCTCCACGCAAAAAAAAATTAATAATGTTATAAACATCTGTTACTTTAATCAATTTGGATTTTTCATTAATGATGATATTTATGTCATCCGGATTTAATGGTTCCGGTTTATTTGTTGTGGTATTAAGTCTCCTAAATAATACTCCAAAAGCTATTTCTAAAGGACTCAAATCCAGTTTTTTATCCTTTAGCATCAATTCAATTGAAATACTTTCTCCAACTGTAAGTTTGTTATAGTCTTCTTTAATTGTCCAGTCTTCATTTCCTATCTTGAAGGATTTTACGGACTTTTTAGGTGCTTTAGGTTCTATTTTAAGCCAGTCAAATGCTGTTTGTATCTCCTTGAAGTTATCAATAGGAATATCATTAGCGATAGATATAAATTCTGGCTTCTCACACAAAAGAGATAACGTCTTTATAAAAGAATCAATTGATGAAAGATGTTTGTCTTCTCCAATTGTTACAATATCAATATAATTACGTAGAGACACTTCACTCCATTCGCTTGGAAAGGTAAATTCCTGTTTTGAAATCTTTAATTTTAGCATAGATATTTGTTTTTTATTATTTAAATAGAAAGAAAAAAAGTAAAATCGTATAAGCTTTAAAGGAATATGAAAGAACCAACATTGATATTTTGCTTTAAACAATTATAAGCAATAGCAATTGACATTATACAATCGTCATTTCCGAAATTTGCCTGGTATGTTACATTACCTCTTTTTGAAATAGAATAGCCGAATGCATCGAGTTCGGATTTTACTGCCGGATGATTTAATAACTGGATTTTACCATCATTGAAATTATAAATAAGGTCATTGATAATGATTGGTTTTGATGTTGAGGTAGTTGTAAAGGATTCTACTTGATATATTCCCTTAGCGATTAATTGTTCTATAACTAATATACCAAATGAGTTGGATTCTACTAAGCACTTCGAAACGCGAAACAGCGTTAGAGCATTTTCTATTCTACGTAAAACTTCTTCATTATTTGTTTGATTGAATCTATCAATAAAAACCATCTCTGCTCTTTGATTAAAGATTGATATAACTGTAAAATCCTTCTTCAATCCCACATCAATACCCGCATAATAAATATCTCCATCCTGTGGTCCGGATAACTGAACTCCTTTAGTAAAATCCTGTATGTTCTTAAATAAATTCCCAGCATCAACGAATTGAGCTTCATATTCTTGTTTGAATGCATCATCCGGTAAAATCCTCCTTTGTTGCTCAATGAATTCAATATTAGCATAGGGATTTTCAACATATGTAGTTTGAAAAGATTTATAATGTTTTTCTTCAGGATTTTTCCCCATTAAGAATAACTTATAAAAAAAATTCTTGCCCCTTGGGGTTGAACCAAAGATTACTTTCTTTCCTCTAACCAGAAGTGTTGGAGCTAAGATAGTATTATAAGTTTCCTCATCTATCCACGATGCTTCATCTATTAGTAAATGAGTTAATGAATATCCTCTTAATGAATTTGTTGAAGCTGCAGAACGAAATAGAATAACTGAACCATTTGTAAAAGCGATTTCTGATGTGCCTGCTTGAATACGATAGGATTTTACATATGGTAAATGAATTACAAAGTTCAATATCTGTTTATATACCTTCTTTGATTGAGAATCAACAGGAGATACAAACATAATGTTAGCATCTGATTTCTCAAGTGCATAATAAATAGCAAGGTTTTCCATCAAAAAGGTTTTTCCAGATTGACGTGAGGCATTATATATAACGTATTTAATATCTGGGTTTATGCAGGCTTTTACAATATCCTTCTGGGCTTCGTAAGGTTTAAATAAAGTAAGAGTGGTTTTTGCTTCCATACGTAAAATCCTGTTTAATGTTTCACACTTTCTTATTTAGAATCATTCTAAATAGCAATGTTAACTTAATGTTATGTTTTTAAATATTATAAAATGTTAATAACTTTTTAAAAATCTTTAAAGTGTTAGTCTTACAAGCATTTCAGGATTTTACAGTGTTAATAACTTTATATTGTTCAGTCTGGTAATATTAATTATGTTAAATAGTTCTGGCATAGTTATTGCTTGTAAAATCCTTTGGCATAGTTATTGTATTGTGTAAAATCCTCCAGATAATCATCTGATACTCAAGCACCATCTTTTTAAAAGATAACCAACTGATACTCAAGCACCATAGAAGTTAACTAACTGATATTCAAGCAGGGTTTTTACCTCTGAAACTCCATATAATGTTTTGTAAAATCCTGCATTGTTTATAACTTTTTTAAATGTTTGAAACATTAATCAGTATTTTACGTTTGCTCCTCATCTTCTTCAGTTATATCTTCAAAGGATTTTACTTCCGGGATATCAATATTCATATCTGGAAACTTAAGTTCGAGATTTAAATTAGAGACTTGAACTTTATCTGGAGCATAATAACCATAAATTTTAATAATCATCTCACGCATTTTGGCGTAAGCTGCGTACTGACCGGCCTGCTTAGCTTCATCAGCACTGGAAGTCAAATCCTCAATCATTTGTTGTCTGGTAATCAAATTTTTTTGAGCCAGCACAGCTCTTTTTGCGGCAATTTCCAGTTGAACGTCAGGTCTTGTTATTAATTTATTTCCCTCTGTTTTAGCAGTTCCATAAGTAACATCTTGATAAACAGTAAGATACGCGGTAGTTGCATTTCCGCCATTGTTTAAATACTCTTCAATGAAGGCTTGATTTCTTAAATTCATTGTAAAATCCTTTCTTTATTTATGTGTGTCATCTGGACTTGTTTCTTGTTTATGTGGGCTCGTCCCTCTCAATCCTGCAGGTTTGTATGTTTGTATATGTCCTCTGGACTTGTTATTTCTTTTTATTCTTTTTCTCATTCAATTTATCCAAAGCAGTTGAGAAATTTCTTCTTTTTTCAACCGGTTCTTTAACTTCAATATATTCATTAGCATCTTTGGTAGCAATTTCAAATTTGTCTGTCAAATCCTGCACTGGTGGAAGAGATTGTGTGTTTGCACCTGGTTGTTCTTCAAATTTATCTTCCGGCAATTTCTCTTCGACAGGACCTGACAATCTTTTCTCAATAGCATCACGATGAAATAAGTAAAACGTATTTAACGAATTTTTTGCATCACGTAGATTGCTATGACAGGTTAGACAAGTAGGAGCGTGAGGAGAAATATATGCTCTGACAAGATTTACCACTTCAATAGCATCCTGATTGGTATATTCGGACATTCTGTGGTGTTTTTTCATTAAATCAAGTTCTTGTTGTGTAACTTCTTCTGGTTTTTTCATAAGTATATTTTTTAAAATTATATTTTTTCGTATTTCCATATGTAACCATATGCAGTTTTTGCTTTATGATTAGGATTGCAAGCTCTTCCTATTTGAGGACTACCAAATCCTAATTCTTTTTCAATTTCAACTATTAAATTCCATCTTTTTATAAAATTATTATTTAAATCAAATTGAAGAATATTTGTTTTTCTATTATTTAAAAAAGTTTGTTTACCTTTTTCTATAGATTTTAATAATGGTGGTGGTTTCTTAGTTCCAAATAATGGATGATTTTCTCCTCTTCTTGAATCATATAGTTCTTTAGGAAGTTTTTTACCTTTAAAGGGGCTTACTTTTCCTTTTAAACTTTTACTTCTTTTTTCTCTTGTTTCTATAGAATCTATTCTACCTGGACAACCTCCATCGCCACCATCTGTCATATTGACAAGAGAACCTAATCCTAAATCTTTACGTCCAATTTTATTTATATAGAATATTTCTTTTTTATATGCATCTTCATTTAATAAATTTGATTCAATAATATCTATTATATATCCATATTTTTTAACTGTATTATGCCAAAATTTATTCCTTAATGATTTAGAATAAGCTCTTTTACCAGTTCCTTTACCAATATAGAATATCTCATTCTTGAGTGGATTGATATGAGCATATATATAAAATTTATTTTCCATTCTACAAATATATCTTTAAACTATTAATTAATCGGTCATAAAAGGAATAAATAACTGCTCCTAATATTGCTTCCCAAATAAAGAAGTCTTGAAATTTAATGGCTCCTATAATCCAAATTAAATGGAAAGAAAGACATTTTCCACAACTCAATCCATTTTTAATGTATTGATTATTAATAAGAGGCTTAATCCATTTGGTTAAAAAATCCTGTAGTGGTATAAAATTTACAATCCACCAAGCTAAAAGTAAAGTTTTTAAGAGTAGTTCTAAATTAAGGTTCATAATTGTGATTTATTTTTATTAGTAATCTGGCTTTGAATTAGTTCTCGTGCATTTTTCACATATATATGTACACTCATAAGAGGTATTTTAGTTTCAATGCTTATTTGTCTATATGTTTTTTTCTCTATATAATATTTATTAAAGAGTTGGAAGTCTCTGGTTAAAATTGGATTTTTCTTTATTTGTTCTTGAATAATTGATTTAATTTTATCAATTTTTTGTTGTTTAATCTGTTGTATTTCAATTAAATCAATTTCATCATCAATTAAATCTAAATCTTCTAATTGAAAACCAGGAATGTCATCGTATAGTGAATATTTAATATTGCGGTATTTGTAATGATAAGGCGAGCTGGATGAACAAACATTGTTTTTAATCATAGTGAGGTAAATCCATTTGAAAATTCCTGCATTCCAAAATGAAAGAGATTTTGGGTTCTCACATATAGCCAAGTGAAGGAATTGTCTGAATTCATTTCTATCATCTTTGTTGAAAAAGTATTTATGCAGCGGTTCCTCAAAAAAAGA